TTTGTCTTTTAGAAGCTGGCCGTGATGATGCAAGAGTACCAACGACTCTTCCCGAAAAATCAGTAGAAGATGTTCCTCAACCTGGTGATTTTCATTGGTCTCAATATAATCGTGCAGGATTACCGTTTATGTACTTAAATTTTTCAAGAGGATTTTCTTCATGGAGTTTTTATGTTAATAGAACTGATGAAGAATCATCTGGTAAATATTGTTATGAACGTGGTTCTTGTTGGGGTGGAGGTACATCTTTAAATGCTTCCTTGGCATTTAGAAATCCTCCTTTTAATTGGGATGCTTGGGAAGCTCTTGGATTGACTGATTGGGGTTTTGATAAAGTAAAAGAGTATTATAAATTAACTGAAAATCGTTCTCAATTAAATAAAGATAATATTCAATATTATGATTCAAATAGAACACCTGGAAGACAAGGTTATTTTTCACCTGAATATTATGGATATAATGGACAAGTCCCTATATTATATAATTTAAAAGATTTGGATTCGGACCCATTTATTGATATAATAAATGATAAAGTACAAAATGTATTGAATAAAGAGTATGGTTTTAATTATAGAGAAGGTCTTGTAGATTTGGATTATCCACCTACAACAAAATTAGGAGGGATTGGTATGATTAATTTTACAGCAACTGATCAATTTGGTTCGATTGTTCCTCCAAAAGAAGATAAGATTGTTTCATTTTATGAGTATAATTATCCAAAATATGGAGATGCTGGATTTAAAATGCCATCTGAATTTCTAAAATTAAATGATCCTATTTCTTTTGTTGGTGCTGAAAATAATAATGAATTTTATTTTTCAGCAAATGGAACATTAGAAGGGCGTACATTAACGCAACGTGCATCCGCAGCAAATACTTATTTATATCCATCTACTGCTCGTGATAATTTAAATATTATTTCTGATGCTTTAGTAACGAAAATTATTACTGAAACGAATAATTCTGAAACAAATATAAGGGCTGTTGGTATTGAATATATTTCTGGATGGAATGTTTATCAAACAGGACGAAATAATAATGTACAATTTGCTGGATTTGGTGGAACTAAAGCAGATGCTAAATATAATGCTCATATATCCAAACAAAATGTAAAAAAAATATTTGCTACAAAAGAAGTTATTATTTGTGCTGGATTTATTAATTCTCCTCAAATTCTTATGCTTTCTGGCATTGGTAATAAATATGAGTTAGAACCATTAGGAATAAAAAGTGTAAAACATTTAGAGGGTGTTGGTAAAAATTTAGTTGATAATCAAGAAATGTTTTTTTTCTGGGAAACTGAAATACCATCTCCTAAGGCTGTTATATATAATTCAGCAAAAGAATTACCTACATCTCCTTATCCAGATTTTGAAATTGGATGGAATCTTACAGCATTAGGCTTATCAAATATAGGAAATGATCCTTTTGCAACAAGATTGTGGTATAATTATAAAGATTTTAATCCTTTTTGTCAAACTTTTAATAATTTTCATAATATTATGATTAATGACAAAGATTATGGAAATCCTCCAACAAAATGGGTTCCAAATAATACTATTTCATATCCTTATAAAATGGGATGTCTTATTAAAAAAAATGAAAATTTATCACGTGGATATATTAAATTAATATCAACTAATCCTACAATACCTCCATCAATTACATGCAATTATTTACAAAATCCTAAAGATTTACAAAGTTTTTTAAATATTCTTAATAATAATGTTTTACCAATGATGTTAAGTTTAAAAAAAGATGGTTTATTTAAAAATTTATTATCTCCAGCTTCCTATGATATTCTTAAAGATGGTATTACCGATTTTACCAGTATGGATCAAATTAGTCAAGAAAAATTATCTAATTATATTAAAAAATCTGTTGCCTCATTTCATGGTGGTGGAACATGTAAAATGGGCTTAGAAAATGATACTATGGCTGTTGTAGATCAAGATTGTAAAGTGTATGGAATAGATGGGTTAAGAGTATGTGATATGAGTATTGTTCCTGTATCAATTCATTACCCAAATTTTTTTTTATATCCAGTTGCTGAAAAGGTTGCTAGTAAAATTTTATTAGATTATGAAAAATAAAAATAATATTAAAAAAGTGTAAAATTTTACATTATTATAAAAAAAATAGAAATAAGAAAAAAATTTAATATGAATCATAATTAATATCGTCAAAAAATAGAGAAATAATTTCGACCATTTTACTGGAAACATTTGATTCTTCTTTCCAAAAAGTGATTGTATCTTTGAGCAAAGTTAAACGTTGTATCCATTCTTTCTTTTTAATTGGTTTAATTCCAAAATCATCTTTTTTATTAGTTCCCCAACAAGAAGCTATTTTTTGATTTTCTTTGATATATTCATCAGGATTAAATCGAATAAAAACAATAGGACGGTGCTGTAAATCTTTCGAAATCTGCATCATGCGTTTGTTTTCACATATTTCATCGTATGCTTTATGTTGATTTTCGTCAATTTCAATAATTAATATATTGAAACCTAAATCTACAATGGCATCTGGACGATATGATGAACAACCGTCCGAAACTTTTTTGTCAAATGTCCATGTAAAATCGGGGAATTCTTGTTTAATAAATTGAATAACTTCTCTTTCTTTTGTTTTGAAATTTTTTACAATAGGTTTTTCTGGAAATATATGTGAAAAACATCGTAAGCAATAGCCATCGTATTTATTTCCCACACGGGTTTCACATAGATGGGTTTTGCATGTTGTATGTCTAATATCTACCATACCATCTTTTTTATGAATGTTACAGTATAAAAATTTTTTTTCATTTAAAAAATTGTAGCTTGCATATGTATTACAATCATTTTCTATACATTTTGCATGAATAATATCTACCATATTAGCTAATTTATGTACAGAACAATATAATGCTTTTTTTTCAAATGGATAATTAAAATGTGGTCGATTTTTACAGTTTTTATCTTTACATGTAGGGTTTTGAATATCTACCATATTATCATCTTTGTGTTCTGTACAAAATAAAGCTTGTTTCATACCCTCAAAATTAAATAAAGGTCTTTTAATACAATCTTTATGCATACACTTTTTATGCACAACATCTACCATTTTATCTTTTTTATGTTCATTACAATATAAACCTTTTTTTTCGCTTGGTAAGTTAAAATATGGTTTTAACATACAAGATTTTTCAGCACATTGTTTATTTTTTAAATTAATCATATTATCTTTTTTATGAGTCACACAATAAATAGGTGTTTTTTCACCAGCTATATTAAAAGATGCAACCACTTTACAACCTTCTTCACTACAAATTTTATGGCGAACATTCACCATATTTTCTTTGCGATGTTCAGAACAATATAATGGTTTTTCTCCTAATAAATTAAAAGATGGTGATTTTTTACAGTTTTTTTCAAAGCACATAGTTTTTTATATTTTTCATAAAAATATAAAATTTTATTAAATAAAAATCATTTTTTTTTATAAGAATATTAAATATTTATATAATGATTAAAACTATTAATGAGATGTAGTTGTAGATATTTTTTTCATACTTTTACATTCTTTGCATTCAGAACGACGTTTATTGTGTTCGCAAATTGCACCTCCGCCACATTCTTTACAAGAAGTTCGAATATGATTATGTTCGCAAATTGACCCACCTTGACATTGTTTGCACGTAGATTTTAGTATATTATGACAACATAATTCACTACCGCCGCATTTTATGCAGCGTTCTTTTCTTTTTCCATGCTCACATATATTAGAACCTCCGCATTCAAGACAACGATCTTTACGTTTATCATGAATACAAAAAGCAGAACCATTACATTCATGACAATAAATTTTATTTTTATTATGCTCACATATATTAGAACCCTTGCAGTCTTTACAATTATATTTGATACGTAAATGTGGACAAATCTCACTTCCTCCGCAATCTACACACCTTGATTTTCGTTTTCCGTGTTCACACTTTGACATTGTATTTAAAAAATTATAGTAATTAAAATGTATGACCTAATAAATAAAAAAATCATTTTTTATATTTTATTTCGTATTTATTCTTGGTACAATATGCATCGATTGTAATTCTTGAAAGAATAGTTTTGAAGCATATGGTATTTGAACTTTTGCAAATCTTGTAGTATTTTCACTGTATAATGATTTATAAATATTTTTTTCAGGATTTACTGGTGATATCATTCCAGTTTCTTTATCTATCCATACATAGTATTTATCAGAACAATCAAAGGTTCTTTCCTTTAAAAATTGTACTGAACCATGAGATAACATGCAGTCACGCTCCATCTCCCCGTGACGGAAACCACCGTCGCGTGAACGTCCTTCGGCAGGTTGCATGGTAAGTAATTGGTAAGGACCCGTTGCCCTCGAATGCAGTTTATCTTCGACTAAATGTTTCAGACGGTAATAGAAAGTAGGTCCCATAAAAATGGCAGCTTCAATTTGCTCACCTGTTTTACCATTGTATAGGATTTCAGTTCCAGCACCACTATAGCCCATTTTTTCCAAAATAGGCGCAATGTCTTCCACATTTGTTTTCCGGAAAGGAGTTGCATCTAATTCGCAACCAGCCAATGTACCAACTTTTCCGAAGACACATTCAATAAACTGAGCAATAGTCATTCTTTTTGGAATGGCATTTGGATTCATAATAATATCTGGAACAATTCCATCTTTTGTATAAGGCATGTCTTCTTGTTTATAAGTCATACCGATCGTTCCTTTTTGACCCTCGCTACCCCTAAGTTTCCCTAGGGGGATAGACTGTACCTTAAGCAGAATCAGGTTGATTAAACCATCATTTTCCACCGAAACCCGTGCGGTCGTTGAGGGAGTATCATACATCTCATCAATACGATGTTTAGACACTTTACCCGCGGATTACCCAATCCTAAGAATTATTACTATGAGCGACGCTATTAACGTGCCTATTATACTTGTTTCCAAGCATAAGGAGTATCTTAGGCTCTAAGGGCTTTCCCGTCATTATGAGGTTTCTTGCTGATTAAAATATCCCACTAATTTTAATCAACTAGCATCTGGCATTTCTTTTATTACTAAAAGATTGAAGTGCTCAACTATTTACCTACAATAGAGCTTCTTATTGTAGTAGGATGCTTTTCGACACTAGTTCGTCAATGTCTTGAGTTACCA